TCATCTGTGCAAACTGCTTACCGGCAATCCGCACATCCTTGCACAGCGCATTGATGCGGTTCCAGTCCGTAGTGTCAACACCCATCTTCTGCATCTGGTGGAGGGCAATGCTGCGCTGCCGTTTCAATTCGGCTATGATAGCACTCTGTACGGCTGCACCTGGCGCTGTACGCTCCAATGAAGAGCAAAGATTCTCATACTCCCTGCGTGTCACCTCCCTGAGGCTGTCGGTTCTGCCCCCGGTGGCCTGGCGTACCAAGTCACTTTTGAGTTCCTCTTTGTCGCCCTTGTGGCTGAGCTTGTTAAAAACGCCGTAGAAACGCGCAAAGTTCGTTATCTCCTGTGCCATAAGTATCTAATTGTTTATTGATTCATACCAAACTGCAATCTGTATACGATCTGCCTCTGAATGCTCCCTAATTGCTCCCGGGCTGTCCTGCCAGTCAGTAAGCATATAAATGGCATCACACCCCCTTAGCTGTTCAAGATCAAGTTCCATGATCTCCGTATAGAAATCTGTACCTTTCTCCTTTGCCATTCTCTCGGCAAGTTCACCAAGGCCACTTGTGGTGGGATTGAACACGTCAAAGCCCCAGTCACGCAAGTAGGATTCCGCTTTGGCAAATTTCTGGCGTGTAGCCTCACTTAAGATTTCCTCGCCTATCTTTCCACTGATATACACCTTCATTTCCCAACCTCCTGCTTTTTCCAGTTTACCGTAACCTCCGCATCAATCTCCCCAGTACCGCCACAGACAGGACATGTCTGGTGTTCCCATCCCCGCGTTTCTACATCAGCATCGTCAAAGCCTTGACGCCATCCCCAGCCGTTGCCGTGGCACTCAGGACAGGTAAAGCCCTTGACGGTGAATTTCTCCGGTCTGTGCTCCCTCATTACTGAGGGTGCAAACAGTTCTATCATTTGTCTTGTTCTACTCATACCTACAAATTATTTGATGTTTTAATAATACCTTCATCCCAGACAGGATAGAAGCTGCCTGGATCGCCCGTGGCGCGTCCCTGACAATAAGCCTTATATCCCGCAACTCTTATCTTCATATCGGCCATGTAGCGAAGTCTGACGGCTGCTTTGCCCAACGGCTGGCCCTTATATTCCTGACTGACAAAGATAAAGCCTTTCTTTGGGAATTTGTCAACCAGAGCCTTTGCCTGCTCATAGGTCCAGCCGCTATACTGGAAAGAGTCAATGATGACAAACTTTGCAGACTTCGGCCGGCTCAGCCGCTCAGTCAATTCCTCGTAATTATCATCTGTCACAACAGAAAAACGTCCTCGTACCTCGCTCATGTGCAGATACTTCAAACGGCGCTGAAACTCCATCCTGACACCTTCCTCATAGCTCACATAGAGCACAGGACCTTTCCTGCATAACTCACGGCCCAACTGCATCACAAACGAGCTCTTGCCACTGGCAGACGGGCCAAGGATAAACCATGAGCTGGTGATTGCCGGATTGCCGAACGGATTCCGCCAGTAGTCATCCCAGTTAAGGCACTCATACTTCATAGCCTCGATATTCTCTACTGTGTATGCCCGTTTACTCATTTCTTCGGTTCCTTTATATTTACCTTGGTTCCAGGCCACAGTTTGATGATGTGTGCCGTAAATATAGTGTCCTCAGTCTCCAAAACGAAACAGCCCTTGGTCTTGGCCTTGCGGATGCGGACATCGGCCTGGGTGCTGGCTTCCCACCACTCATTTATGACCGAAGCCGCTGCATGACCGCTCAGCAGCAGTTGGAACACCGTACCATTTGGATATATTTTCCCGTTCATATTGCCTTGCACTTTTCTATTTCTGTATAAACGCGCCTTAATGCGCCTCCAGTCTTCAAAACGATCTGTCTCACATCAGCACCCTTTGGAGCGTTGGCCTCGGCAACCACACGGGCCTGATCCATCAAGAATGCTTGACGCTCCTTGCCATCGTCTGGAGTGACCTTACAGAAGCGATCCCCGTAGCGGCTCAGCATTTCGGCATAGCCAACCTTCTTGCCCTCCACAGAGCGGTCTATCTTAGCCTTCAAACCGTCGGCTCCCATCATATACCAGGCACAGCATCTTTCGGTGGCGTTCCAAAGGGCTTTCAGTTCCAAGAAAGCCTCATAAGCCAGATCTCCGGCTTCATCCAGGATAATGAGCGGCTGATCCACTGTGCGGATATAATACACAAGATCCTCGTAGATGTCGCCAAATGTGCCGTTGGTACCAACACCAAACTCCTTGGCGATCTTCCTCACCAGTGCCCGTTTGGTTTTTACCTGTGAGCAATCCACATAGATGGCGTTCCTGTGACCCTTCACATACTCGCGGGCCGTGAAGGTCTTACCGATATTCGGCATATCGCACATGATGGCGCTCAGGCTGGAGTTCTGGCAGGCGGTAAGCTGTGCCCAGATATACTTGAAGGTGGCTGTCTTGGCTGCCTTCCATTCCATACCGGGGCGAAGCTCAACACCAAGCCTACGGGCCATGGAAATCCAGTTGGCCTCGCTCAGCACCTTCACGGTCTGGCCTTGCTTCAACTGACTGTACACTGCCGGACTGATGCCCAAACTGGCGGCATGCCTGCTGTCGCTCGGATAGTTCACGCGGTTGGCCTCAATAGCTGCCATGATCCGCTTCTTAATCTCACTTGTAATCTCCATTGTAACTGTATTTAAAAATCGTTTATAAGTCATTCAATGCGTTGGCCTCATAGTCTTCTCTGATGAAGTCGGCCATTTGTTCCGGCTGTTTTTCTTCGGGCTCAGCCGCATAGTCCGTAATTTCCTCTGTGGGGCTCTCAAAATCGGCCTGCCCCTTATCCATCACCCGTAGCGGTGCAATACCATTACGCTTGACGTATGCCCCGAAATGGGCTATCTTCTTTTGTTGCTCGACAAACACGGCACGGTCTTTATCTGTCTGCTCAGCGTCAGCAGTGTTGAACGTACCCACATTCTGGAGCTTGTCAATCATCATGTCATTCTGGTAGATCCAGACGTCCACGGCCTCGCCCTGCTCATTCGTCAGATAGTAGGCTTCCACCTTCACATTGTTGGGCTCCAGTTTCTCAATCACCTCTGTTTGGCTCAGCCACCAGTCACAGCCGTTGACACGGCAATAAGAGTTCCTGCGTATCGATGTGCTCACGTGCTCACCGATGTACCTTGCCCACAAAGCACGGTCAAGAGGCTGCAATGTCGGATTCATATTCTGCACAAGCACCTGCCAGCGGGTCATTCCCTTATATTTCTTCTGGTTGGGATGCAGCGTATTGTTGAACTGCTCTATATCCTTGATGTCTTCGGCAATGAGCTGCTCCCAGGTGTAGTATTCCTGATCCTCGTAGGTGTCATTAAGTTCATCAAACACCTTCTTAGCCTCTGTCCTGTAGTGGCGATCCTTGGCATAAAAACGGCCAATGCCAAGATGGTTCCTATGCTCCACACTCCGTTTCTTGGCACCGTTCATCTGCTCTGCATATTTCTCCTGGGAGTTCTGAGGGGCACAGAAGCGGACAAACGGGAACATGATACCAGCCTTCAGGAAAGAATCGCGCCATTGCGACATAAGATGGTTCTCAACCTCCACCTGAGCCGGACAGCCCCAACCATTACGCTCTATTAGATGGAACAATGAGCGGAAACAGTCAATCACCAGGTCTGTGTTCTTATTGCGGTTGTAGGCGTAGCCGACAACACACTGACTGGCCACATCATAGGCATAGTAAGCCTTAGGGCGCTGCTTGGTGTCTTTTAACTTACGGGGAAGATCTCGGTCATCAAAGGAGATCTTCGAGAAAGAGAACTCAGGAGCATGGCGGTGAACGTGTGGCATCACCTCGTGCATGTAGGTAGTCCACGACATTTGCAGATGGTCAACCAGCACCCGGTTCTTTGGCATATTCAGATAGTTGTTGATGGTGGTCTCGCTCAATACCATAGGCTCGCCTTCCTTGGTTGTGTAGTCATCGGGGTTGAACATTTCGCCGGTCTCGGGATCGTAAACGTCGAGTTCCCCACAAACAAACTGATTATACATTTCGGCAACAGTCGAATTGAAAGGCTTGTTTGGCAATACGGCAATGCCCAGGATAAGGCGCTCTGTCCTGTGGTCCACCTTGCGGGCACACTGGTTTCCGAACTTGCCGCTGACAAGACAAATATACCCGTCGCGCTTATACTCGGCAACCTTCTTTCTGAAACGCATGGTTGAGGCCGGAAGCGTGTGACCATACAACTCACGCAGGCAGTCTATCACTGCCGTCATTTCATCCCAATTATAGCGGTTGCCAAACATCTTCTGGCACATCGATGCCCTGTCATATAGTTTGATGCAACAGTTAAGCACGGAGGCATTGATGGTGTATTCCTTCACTTTGTCTGCTGGCAGATCCACACCGGTATTCCGCTTGTCGAAGAAAAACGAATAGGCTGCCGCGTCGCGCTCATAGTTCTTCTTAACCCACTCCATCAAACGTGTGCGGTTCCCGTCCGGGTACAGGGCACGCACCTGTGCTTTATACTTATCAGGCAGAGAGTCTACGGCAACGAGGGCATAATTACCCTGTCCATGCGCCTTACGCACTACCTCCAAACGGCCACGGCTGGCCATCTGCTTGTAATTACTTTGCGACATGATGCCGCTGTCTACCAGTTCCCGGGCTGATACACAAGCCACGTTGCCGTAATACTCTAACATAACTCTTCCTGATTAGTGGTTAAAATGCAGCCGCATATTCTTGCAGCACGTAAATTTGGGTCACCAAGATATTCTCCTGGCGTATACGGGTCTTACCCTTGTAGTCCACCTTGGCATTGCCTGTGCTCTTGTCTATGGTCAGAATGGCACCATTGGCAAACGTCTGCACCATAGTACCGTTCTTTTCATCGTGGATGGTCTCACACTCAGGTAGGCTGACAGTCGGCACACCGCCGTTCTGAATAGCCATCATTCTGATTTTTACAGCGGTCTCAGTCTGCCCTTTCTTGGCATCATACCGCAGGGCACTACGCACTGTCGTTTCTGTCACTCCGAACGTCTTGGCAATCTTCCTGCGCAAGTCGTCACTAACTTTAATTCTCCTATCCATAACTGTAACTATTTTGATGATTACTTAAGATTCTCACTGATATAGTTTAGATCTTTCTCAGTCAGTGTCATGCCAATCTTGATCTTCCTAAGCACAACCTCCTTAGGACCTACAAACCACCATGCTTTACGGTCAAGCAGCTCAGCGGCAAACACCTCCCGTGTAGTGTGCTCGACGGTTCCGCCGTCGAGAAGTCCTTGCTCAATCTCCAGCATCGCATCAGCAGCCTCACTCCTGATCTCGTTAGCCTCCTTTAAAAGCAACTTGTGTTCATCCAAAGCATCCTTCATCCGCTGGTGCTTTCGCTCAATCATGTGCAGCAATTCCAGACGGCCTTCAAAAGACATATACAACTTGCAGAACACATCTTTGTCGATGCCATCCCCACACGCCATATAAAGCGCATTGATACCGTTGAACTCATCAGCAGTAATGTTGAGTTTTGTCCTTTCTTCAAATTCATTTTGTAACATAATTCTTATTTTTAACCGTTAATATTCTTTTTTCTGCGGCCTTTTTTGTATCTTTGCCGCGCAGTTTTGAATGAAACCCGCTGCAAAGATAAACATTTTGAGAATAATAACCAAACAAAATGCGAATTATTTTCGCTAAAAAATTAAAATTTTGCGAATTATGGGTAAAAAAGATATGGTTTTGGCAATGATTGAGCATTATTCAAATGGCAATAAAGCTCAGTTTGCAAGCCTTTTAGGTATTACTCCACAAGGACTGAGCACTTGGATAAAGCGGGAAACATTTGATATTGAATTGATATTCTCAAAATGCGAAGGTCTGTCAGCCCATTGGCTTTTGACAGGAGAAGGTGATATGTTTGAGAATAATAACCAAACAAAATCCGATTTTTTTTCTGAAAAACCTGAAAATTCTTCTTCTGTGAGCTTTGATCCGTCCATTGGAGTGCCATACTATGACGTAGATTTCATTGGAGGCTTTAGCGAGGTACTCAACTCCCAGACAACTATACCAGCTTGCAATATCGTGGCGCCAGGCTTTGAAAAAGCATCTGTCTGGTGCAATGTCACGGGCCACTCTATGGAGCCAAAGATCAATCATGGTGACATAGTAGCCCTGCGACAGTGCACCGTCGATGATATTCAGTACGGTGAGATCTATGCCGTAGTGCTTGACTCATTCCGCACCATCAAGATTCTCCGTCGCGGATCCACGCCTGACGTGCTCCGCTATGTCCCTATCAATCCGGACTTCGACGATCAGGAATTCCCCCTATCTCGTATCATCAACGTCTTTGAAGTCATCGGATCCATAGCCAAGTTCTTTTAATTCTGTTTAAACAATGAAGAAAGGTAGTTTAATCCTCATTTCAGTATTGGTTACTATACTTAGCATGGTTGGGTGTTCTGGGAGTGATAGCGACGAAGACATCACAGACCGACAGTACGTTTTCCAGAACGATACGCTGGTTGTGAGTATCTATTTCGGTTCTGGCACAAGTGCAGGAATGCAGGTGTTCGATCGTGGATCAGTCTGCTTCTCAAACCTTAGGCAATGCACTTTCTCTGGTCAATATCCAACTGTCGAATTAGAGTGTCACGATTCCGGCTATTATCATTTCTCCATGACATGTACTTTCACAAGCACATCATCTTTTGATGCAGTGGTTAAAGAAAACGACTTGCTTACTATATGGCAATACAAACCATTCAAGGTGCCAGAAAGAATGCACTTCAAACTGTACAATGGTGTACTTGATCTTAACGGCGATGGTGTCATAGACGAAGGGGCTCTGCAATGACCACCTTATAGCTACCCTCAGGCACCCTTACCCCTCCCTGATATGACCGCCTGAAAGTGTTAAACGCCTGATTCTCACGTAATATAATAAGGTGGGCTTTAAAAAATGTGGTGATTATGGGGGGGGGCTATCGGGCTGTTTTTCGCCTCGATTAACATTTATTGTATTGACTTCCCCCCTCTGTTTAACACTATATTTTAGGATGATTTGTAACCCCTAACTCTTAAAAATGTAACCCCTAACTGTAACCCCAAACGTAACCCCAACCCCAAAAATCGCTATTTTCAACCACGAAAAAAGGGGCTGTCAAGCCCCCTCCAGATGGTTGAGTATGCCGGTGTGTCACAACGGCAAAATAACGCCCTTCTAAGCCCGTTTAATCCCCGTCTTTATCACCTGCTCTGCGAGGGCAGGAAATGAGCTGAGACGCCTTTATTACGGCCTTTTCGTTGTGCACAACATGGCCTTTGTTAAGCCCCGTGTTAAGCAGCCAATGTTTGCTCACACCGATGTCCTCACGGCTCAATACCGTAAACACCGCTGAAATACTACTGAAATAGAAGTCTTTACGCTTCCCAATCAAATGCACATGTACTACCTTTGCCATATCTGGATCTTTCCGTTTATCGCCTGCAAAGTTACTAAATAATTCTTATATGCAAGGTTTTTAATAAAATATATTTTAAAAACAACTCAAAAAATAGCCAGTCAGACAGCCCAAGCATATTTATAAACCCAACTTTCCGCACACATTATTCAAGCCTTTCACAACCCTATGCACACGTTTTGCTCCCAAAATCAAAGCAAAATCAAGCCTAATCCAACTTTTTGAGCGTTT